CGCCGACGCATGATTGCCCCAGCCATAAGCCGTGCCCCAATTACTTACGTCCGTGCTTGAGAAATCAGCGCTATTCCAGAACTTAGTCCACGTCGTGTCCCACGTTCCCCCGGTCCTGCGTCGTGCGTAAAGGTCAACGCGGTTCGCAGCGCCCCCGTAGGCTCCGACCCACTGTTGAGGCTGGCTTCCGTCGTTGATGTCAAGCATCCACGCATAGTCATCAGGCGCGTTGGTAGGCGCAGAGCTACCCCACGCGTAGAAGCCATTGCCGGGACTGTTCGCTGTTCCCGACGCAATGTCGTCGGTGCTATCTAAGATCGTTCGATCAATAGAGGACAGGTCCGCTGTGGTAAGAATCCGTTCTCCGTTCCACTGTAGCTTGTAGGACGTATTATTTGGGATGAAATTTAAATGCTGGCTAGCGTCATGCCATATCTGCCAGCTTGCCGAGCCGCTTCTAGTAAACGTAAACAGGGTGCGGTTGCCGTCAGTGTCAGCACTGATGTCGTATCCGTTTGGTTCAAACTTTATCCCCTGCTTAACGTCTAAGTTGCCGCCTATATCTACGTCTTTGTTCTGATACAGCTCCAACGCAATATCGGAACTATTATCTCCCGGCGAGAAGATCAGGCTGTCATCACCATTTGAGTCCAGCCACATTTCATACTGGCCGCCGGTAGTCTTGATCGTTATCCCAGCGTCGCGGTCGTTGGTGTTTTCAATCAGAAGGTCATGACGGTATCCGCCGTCATAGGAATTCCGTAAGTGGAGAAGCTCGCCCCCAGCAGTAGTCCGATTTATTTGTACCGGATGGCTAAAGTCAAACTCGTCACTCGTTCCATCCCATAGGATGGAAGCGTCCGTCGATGCGTTGACTGCATCCTGAATCGTGATGCCTGCCCCGTTCGCAGAGGCAGACGTATCCCCAGCCCCGTAATTTAGGGTGATGTTCTTGTCCTCAACGTCCAACGTGGCAGTGTTGAGCGTGGTGGTCGTCCCGTTGACCGTAAGGTTTCCAGCGATGACGACGTTACCGCTAGAGTCTTTCCCCTGGAAGTTGCTAGTTACCCACCCAGTTGTTGCTGAGGTTGATACGCCGTCCGAGACGTTGCCGTTTGAGTCGACCGTGAAGCCTGCCCCTGAAGTGGTGAGGTTGATCGAACGTGCTTCAGTGGTCGAGGGGATACCGCTAGCCGCTAAGCCCGACCCGCCGTAGGAGACCTGCATGCGGAGGTAGTGCGTGCCGGTCGCTAGAGACGCTGACACGTTACCGTTTAGGACGTTACCGTCATCGACTGCACCGCCAGGCTGCAGAGAAGCGAAGTACAGGGTGCCGCCACCAAACTCAGAGCCTAGGTATACGGTTTGCTTCTGCACATAGTACTGAGAGGTGGAAGCCGAGCTGCTGTCCGTCTTATTAAACGTGACAGCACCGAAGGTGCTCCAGGTCGAAGCGTCCGTGCTCTTTTGGATCGTGACCGTAATGCTGGTTGCGACCTGCCCGTACGCGTTGGCTTCCGAAGAGCCGCTTGCGAACAGATAGTTTAGCGGGTAGTCGAAGTCGACCGTGATCGTCTGCGTGGAGCTCAGCTGGATGGTCGCGTAGTCAGTAGCGCCCGTGAGCTCGTCGGACACAGAAGAGACTAGAGAGCCCGTAGAAGCAGCGACCTGAGTCGAAGGAAGCCCAAGAAGACCATCCGTGCTGTCGAAGAGCTTCTGCCCAGTCGTACTGTAGAGGGCGAAGTTGGTCATGATGACCTTACCGGCCCGAGTCACCCGGAAGGGAGCGTTCGCGCCGCTTGCCCCACCGTTAGCGTCGAAGTCAGCGCCTGCCCAGAAGGCAAAGTTGTCGGCAGCACGGCCACTCATAACAGCAGCAGTTGAGCCAGAGCCTGCTTTAACAAACTCATCAACGGTCACGTTACCGTCGACCGATAACGTAGTGCCATCAAAAGAGAGCTTATCTTTTAGGCTGAAGTTGCCACTGCTGTCGAGATAGAAGCCGGTGTTGGTGTTGTTGTGGGTGCCAGTGCCTTGATAGAGCTTGCTAGACGTAATGATGGTTCCACCTACTGAACCCCCACTGATCGTTCCAGCGTCGGCGTTAATGTCCGCTAGACTAGAGACGTTGATCTTTCCAGCCGTGACTGCATTAGCTGCGATCTGGCTTGCGGTGATCGTGCCGTCCACGATCAGGTCGCCGTCAATCTTCTGCGGCAGACCGCCAGCAGGGACTTTATAAAGGGCGCGGACCTCAATCGCCGTTAGGGCGCGGTTGTAAGCGCGGACTTCCGTGAGCTTCCCTATAAATACTGAGGCGGCGGTGTTGATGCTGGCTTCAGTGTTGCAGCCGATAACCACGGGTCGCGAAGAATCGACGGGGGTATAAGACTCCGTGCCGATAAGCTCCCCGTCTAGATACCCGGAGATGGTTCCGTTCCCGTCCTCGCTTAGACAGAAATGGTGCCACTCATTGGTGGTAACGGTGCCCATTGACTCCGTTCCAGGCTCACCGTAGAGAGTCAGGGTCTGTGAAGTACCGGACTGATCAATAATCAGCGCCCATCCATCAGAGGCGTCCCGCCCTATGATTCTGGCTTGACTTTCGCCCGTCGTGGTCTCTGATTTGAACCAGATAGACCACGCAAACCCATTAGCTCCCTCTAAGGCGTCCGCGTCTGTGTCATTGAGAAGGGTCCACCCACTTCCTGACGCATTGACCACGGCGTTCCCTGACGGGCTGTCAGTGCTAAGGGTCGGCGCAGACCCGGAATGAATGCCCGTCTTCCCGGACACCATCTCTTGAAGCTCTTCGTCTCCGTCGCCATCGGTATCTGCTATGGAGTTGCAGGGCCAATAATAAGTCAAGCCGTCTACCGGGAAGGCGAGATTGATCGCTACGTTTGCGATCTGGCCGTCCGAATCGGTAAGAGTTGCGCCGCTGCTTAGCGTGAAACTCGCTGCGGTAATGTCACCTGAAACGGTTAGGTCCGTGCCGTCGAAAGATAGCTTGTCCTTCAGAGAGAACTGAGCGCTGTCGTCTAAGTAGAAGCCAGTATTCGTATTGTTAAACGTGCCGGTACCCAGGTAAATCTTGTCACTGCCGATGGTCAGGCCGCCGATTTCTCCAGAGGTCGCCGTTACTGCCCCCCGGAATGTGCCGTTCCCCGCCTCAAACGTGCCGTCCGTGGTGAGCTTCCAGCCAGCGCTTCCTGCGCTGTAGTTGGTCGACTGTAGGGTGTCCGCAATCTTCGCTATGTCGACCGCGTTGTCCTCGATCTGTGGCGTATCTACAGTATCTAGGTCCGCCAAAGCTCCGGTGTTATAGCTAGCGACCTCCTGCCAGGCAGAGCCGTTGTACCGGAAGAACAGCTGGGTGTCGGTCTGGTACCACAGGTCGCCGGTGCCTTCAGGCGTAGGCGTAGCGGAGCTCGCGGCGTAGAAGGTGGTGACCTTACCGTCAGCAGTCGCCTGTGCCGTAGCAGCATCGCTGATAGCAGAGGCAATGCCCGAGTCTCGAGCAGCAACCCAGTCAGTCCCATTGAAGCGATAAAGCTTGTTACTGTCGTTGGTGTCGATCCAGAGGTCGCCTTCCGAAGAGGAAGCTGCTGCGGGCTCACCGTCCTGATAGAAAGTGACGATCTTACCGTCAGCGGTAGATTGCGCCGTCGCAGCGTTTGCTAGCGCGTCGGCGATACCGGCGTCTCGAGCTGAGACCCAATCCGTGCCGTTGTAGCGATAGAGCTTGTTGTCGTCGTTTGTGTCGAACCATAGATCGCCAGTAGAAGATGACGCATCAGCTGGCTCATCGTCCTGATAGAACGTGACAATCTTGCCGTCTGCAGTCGATTGAGCCGTAGCTGCGCTGGAGATAGCCGACGCGATTCCTGCGTCTCGTACTGAGTCCCAGCTGGTACCGTTGAAGCGGTAGAGTTTGTTGTTGTCGTTCGTATCGATCCAAAGATCACCAGTTGAGGAAGACGCCGCTGCTGGCTCGTCGTCCTGGTAAAAAGTGACTACCTTTCCGTCAGCAGTAGATTGAGCTCCAGCTGCTGCGCTAATAGCAGCTGCAATGCCGCTGTCGCGCGCAGAAACCCAATCTGTGCCGTTGTAGCGATACAGTTTGTTGTTGTCGTTCGTATCGAACCACAAGTCACCAGTCGAAGACGACGCATCAGCTGGCTCATCGTCCTGGTAGAAGGTCACGATCTTGCCGTCAGCCGTAGACTGCGCGGTAGACGCAGCACTGATTGCCGAGGCAATTCCAGAGTCTCGTACAGAGTCCCAGGACGTGCCGTTGTAGCGGTAAAGCTTGTTGCTGTCGTTAGTGTCTATCCAAAGATCGCCAGTCGATGAGGAGGCATCTGCTGGCTCAGCGTCCTGGAAGAACGTGACTACCTTTCCGTCAGCAGTAGCCTGAGCTCCCGCAGCGTCGGTGATAGCGGTCGCAATCCGGGTATCAGCACGGTCGACCCAGGCGCCTCCACTACGGAGGTACATGCGGTAGCCATCGTCAGTATCGATCCAGATATCACCGTCGTTGTAGGTTCCGCCGGTAGGCTCATCTGCTTGCTGATAGATATTGTTGGCGGTGGCGCCTTCCTCAATCCCCCCTAGCTTGGTGCCCGTAAGGGTGCCGACCGTAATAGTGTCTGTTGCGAAGTTGGAGGACATCAGCGTGCCCGCAGAGTCCGTAATGAAATAACGAACTCGAACGGCGTAGGTCACGTTGTCCCGTTCAATGGGGACTTCGACCTGGTTAATGTTCTCCGTATCGAAGACCACCTGGCTGTTGTACTGGTCGGTACCGTTGATGCCCCACTCAACATCGACGTACTGGGCTTGCTCTGGAATGTTGCTGAAGGGAACGGTAAGCGTGAGCGCGGTAGAGCCGTCTGCTCGAGTACGCGTGGTGGAGCTCAGCGTGCCAATGACTGGCGTGATCGGGGCAGCGTTGACCACTTCCTCTTGCCAGCTGAGACCCTCTGGCTCAGTACCTCGAGCATCGTTCCAGGTGTAGACCGAGCTGTCGTATTCCTTCAGCTGTAGGTTCACGTTCATCGAGTTCAGGTCGATAGCGACCTGCATGACCCGAAAGTACTTCCCGCTGTACCCGGCGCTGTCATAGGTCAGCGAGACCACATCGCCAGGCACTAGACCAAAGCACCGGCTACCAAAGGTACCGGCCACCGTGAGGTTCGAGCGGCTATCGCGGACTAGGAACTCTGCCGTGTCCTGAGCCTGGTAGTAGTCCGTGCAGCCCTTGATAGTGAAGGTCTTGTGTAGCTTCTCGCCCTGGTCCTCAGTGAGATAGGTGTCGTAGAGCCCGTCGTCCTCATTGCTATCGAGGCTAGGCCAAGATACCTGGTCTGTTTTGTGTTGTTTGTTGGCATTGATGAATTTAATCGTTGCACGGTTCATCCGCTGAGCGCGGTCGCCGTTGCTGATCTTCAGGCCGGTGATTATGTCGTCATCGCCAATGGTGAGTACCGGGCTAGCAACATCAGCCATATGGACGCGGTACTTGCCGTTGGCGTAGCTCAGGTTGCCTCGGAAGACGTTAAGGATTTCTTGGATGTTGTCCAGGAGCTCCTTCGAAGGATCAATAGCAATGTTAAGGCGGAAGCGTTTCTGCTGGGCTGTAGAGCCTTGCTCTCGTCGGTGATTCGGCAGGTCGTCATCTACTTGGACTGTGATCACCTCGCCCGATTCAGCATCGTAGAACTGATAGCTGCTGCCGGTATCGTTGGTCAGTCGTCCGGGTATATCAACCAACACATCACACTTATCAGCCGAATCAGCGATGCTCGGTAGATCAATGACACTGAGGGCCAGGCCGCGTCCGTACTCTGAGTTGGTCATGTAGTCCAGGAGCGCGAGCACCGGGTTGTCCGACCACTCCCAGGTGCTGGGGGTGTCGAAGCGGTGGCTCGAGGTGCCCAGCGTTGCGTCGTACACGCTCGAGGTCGAGTCCTTCCGGGGGTCATAGAGCTTACGGCCCTTGACCAGGTACTTGGTACTAGGCTCGCCCTGGTAAGCAGGCTTGTCGTTGTCGAGGTAGAGCCGCTCAATGGCATAGGCCACACCCTTACCCGTGAAGGTAGAGCCCCAGGCGCCGAAGTCACTGCTGAACGACGTACGCATCGCGCTGAAGTTCTGCCCAGCCGTTGGGCCTAGAGAAACAGAAGCAGCGAAGTGCCGGTCGTCGCCCTGCCCAAAGCGCGAGCTCTGGTAGCCCTCGTCGTCGATCAGGATGTTCTCGACCGACTGGATGGGGCCCGCACAGAGCGACACAGCACGGTACAGGAAGCGATTCGACTTGAGGTCACGGGTGCCATTGATGAGGTCACCAGTGCCCCTAGAGAACGTCGTAAAGCCCGTCTGGGTCATCCGGGTCTGCTTGTCGGAGACCTTCTTCCAGACCGTGGTGGAGCCAATGAGGGCCTTACCGTAGACCGTGTAAAGGCCACGGTTGCTGTCATGGCCGCTTATCTGTACTGCCTTCGCTTCTTGCGCTTGCTTCTTAGCCTGCGCTTCCATCTTGCGTTGTTGGTAGTAGACGCCGGCAGATGCGGCGACGGCGATGACTGCTGCGATAAGAGCCCACATATTTAGCTACCCCACTTGAGCGGTATGTCTTCCTGGTGGCTGTACTTGAAGAAGTCGTCCCCAGGGTAATATTCCTGCTGACTAGCAGAGTTGGTGAAGCGGCCATTGGTGACCTCGAAGGAGGCCCAGTGGCTGGTGAGCTTCACGCTGAACTCACTAGTCGTCTTTGTTTCTGTTAAGTCCCAGGTGTCGATGACCCCGGTGTAGAGCTCGAGGACGCTTCCCGAGTCCAGGAGCTCGTAGTTGTCATCCAGGAACGCCAGGTAAAGCGTGCCGGTCTGGCCGACGTACCTGGCATAGTCAGCTCCTGAATTGGTGTACTCCTGGTAGGCCGAGCGATCAGCTCCCGCAAACGTGAGCGTGTAGCTGTTGGCTGCAATCTCAGTTGTGCGGTTGATGTTGCTGGTCTTGAGAATGATCTCGCCCGACGTAGCGTAGGTGGTGCTGTTGTAGGTGATGGGCTTGTGATTGTCCGTCACCTTGAAGCCAGTTCCAGGAAGATGCACCAGCAGTGCAGTCCTGTAGCTGGAAGACGCAAGCGCCGTACTGACGCTACTCGGGATCGTGATCATTTAAACCTCCTAGAACGGTGCCAGACGCACGTTCTCTGCACTGATAGACCTAATCATGGCCTCAAGTTCACCCCGGCGAGAAGCCAAAGCGTTGACGACTAGATCAGGGTCCGACACCCCATTGACCTGGAGCGTGACGTTTTGCGGTCCTTCCATTTTACCGGCGTTGTTGCGGTCAGCTAGGAATTGAGTCAGGTCGCGGTTAGCTCGAGTGCTTAGAACCCGCTCGCCTTTCTCGAGCATGTAGGTACCCGTGCTGGGTAGGCTGTCCATGCCATCGTGTGCCTGGCCCTTCATGATGTCCCGAATGATCAGACCAGTCTGAGCAGTCGTAAGCAGAACACCGGGAAGGTTTGCCGGGAATGGAGCTGAGTTCCACGCCTTCAGGATGGCAGCCTTACCGTTCATGATGGCTTCTTTGAGAAGCAGAGCTCGACGGAGTGCAGCCAGCTTTTTGGACTTCTCAGCCCCAGCAGCCAGAACATCGTCGAGGGTCTTATACTTCTCCTTCAGCGTATCAATGGTGGCGCCTGCTCCCGTCTTCAGGCTTTGCCAAGCCTCTCCGAACTTCTCGAGAGCTAGCTTCCAGCGCTCAGCCCAGGTCAAAGGATCACTCGAGCCTTCGTCAGGAGACCCAGCGCCAGCAGCAGCAGCGTCAGGGTCGATCTCACCTTTGACAACTTTCCAGAACTGAGCGATTTGCGGGAAGGTCTCCGCCATCTTGGTGATGATCCCGTCAACCGCGCTGGTAAAGCCCGCACTCAAGCCCTCGAAGAGCTGCCCACTCATGCTGCCCTCGGGATCAATACCCAAGGACGACATCATCTCCGCAACTTTCGCTTTAATAGCCGTTATCGGGTTTGCGCCATCCTGCTCGCTGTCCCAGGTGAAACGGAGCGCATTCATGGACGCCGCATTCATCCGGTCAGTTGCGCTCTTTACAAGAGCCTCAGCAGTCGACAGACGACCCTCGAGCGTTGTTACGCCCTCAGAGGGCATCAGAGCATCAGCCAGGCTATTAGCGCCCAGGGAGCGCAGCGTGTCAGCAACGTCGGTACGAATTCGAGCAAAGAACAACTTACTCTTTACAATGATCTCTTCGAACTTGGCCTTTAGGGTATCGAAGGCGGCGACAGCGACCTCTTTAAAGTGGCCCCAAATCTTCATGCCGTTTTCGATGACCTTGAACTTCTCCTGTAGGTAAAGCAACGCAGCGCCGAACGCGAATACGGCAGCGATGATTGCGCCAATTGGGTTGGCTAGCATCGCAACGCCAAACCGAATTATTGCTTTTGTTGCTACAACCATAGAGGCGACAAAGCCTCTGACAAGGAACGAGGCCAAGCCCCAGACTGCTTTAAAGAACCCATAGGTAGTGGAGACTGTTGCTGCTATGGAGACAGCAATCCAGCTCAAGAACCCCCGGACTACCTGGGTGAGTAGTATCGTAGCGAGAGAGCCCGCAGCTAGAACAACTAGGTGTACGTTCTCAGCCAGTACTGCCATTACACCTGCAAGCTTGTTGGTAACGCCATAGGTCTGGTTGACCCGGTCGACCATTTCGGTGAATGCGTTGCTGAACAGTACTCGCGCCTGGCCGAGCGTCACATCCATCTTGCCTACGGCGGCGTTCGTCTCCTCGAGGCGGTCAATCAGCAGAGGCATGATCCGCTCTGCCGTTAGGCCACCTTCCTGGGAGAAGAGCCTGAGCTCACCGACCGTCATGTTCAGGCCTTCCGCCAGCATGTTGGTGAGCACTACGTTGTTCTCGGACACCGAGCGGAATTCATCCCCACGGAGCGTCCCGGAAGCCAAGCCCTGCGCGAACTGACGCGCCGAGTTTGCTGCTTCTGATGCTGTTGTTCCTGACATGAGGAACGAGTTGGTGACCACCTGGGTCACAGCCGCCACGTCCTCCTGGCTGGTGCCCAGATGCTCTGTGCTCACGGCGATACGTTGGTAGAGCGTACCCACAGCCGAAATATCAGCACGCGACTCTCGAGCTATTCGCTTGATGTCGAGCATGCCTCGAGCAACATCCTCAGAAGCATCGAAGGTAGCGTTCATTTTGTTGCGGAGGTTGACCATCTCATCCGCTGCTTCCGTCAGGGCAGCGACTCCAAAACCGCTGGCGATGGTTACACCGAGCTGTCCCAGTTGGTTCTGGAACTGCATCGATGCGCGACGCATGTTGTTAGCCATTTTTTTGAAACGGCGGTCAACCTGATCAATGTCCTTACGAAAAGCCGCCGAGTTCATTCTGAGTCGAACGGCTAGCGTTCTTAAAACAGCAGTAGCCATAATGATTACCTCACGGCAGCTTCCATCTGATGATTCGATTGTTTAGCGCACGGCGCAGCCGATCAGCGAGGATTATTTCCTCACCGTCGAAGGCTGGGCGCATAAACGGCCTTTCTTGGGTTGGGCCAAAGGCTGAGTCTGTGGTCCCGAACTCGTTTTGCAGGGCGTAGGCGGGCTTACGATTACCTTTGTTAGCTCCACGTTTGTAGGAGCCTCGCTTATCAGTACCTGCGCGAACGTCACAGACCAGGTCTTGAGGCTTAACGTGTCCATGCGTGATGCGAACTGAGTTGAGTAGCGAACTGGTGTCGACCATGTCCCAACGTCTGATGTTGTTCTTCACGTTGACCATGACAGGCCTCATCGCGGATTCCATAGCTTCTTTGCCCTGCTGCGTCCGCGTTTCCTTCTCCATGCGAAGCAGTTCCTTCTCGATTTCCTTTAAGCCTTCAACTTCAAAGACGTTGTAAATACCGCCGTTTCTATGAACGACCTTGAAATCATTTGCCATTTTGGAACTCCGCGATTCGCTTGAAGATGTTGATCTGCTGCTCGTTAGACTGCCTCCTGTTGCTGTGGCGGCTATACAGCGGGAAGAAGTCGGAGGCCTGTGCAGGCTTTCCGCCTTTCTTCCCACCGTTGACGTTCACTAGCGTCGCCGTGATCACACCAGCCCGGTAGTCTTCTCGAACTGAACCCCAGGGCTCGAGGCCAAAGAAGACCATCCACTCCTGGAGCTCGGACGCCTGCATCTGCGTCTCGAGCTGCCTGACTGTCATGCCCAGTGCGAGCGCTAAGCGGAACTTAAAGCGCCTGACTGGGCACTTCAGTTTCCCTCAGCGATACCTAGGTCGTTGTCGGTCATACCCGACAGCTTGCGGACCTCTTCGAAGAGACGGTTGATGATGTTGCCGTTCTTCTTGCCGAGCTCCTTTGCTTCGCTCGACTTGAACAGACGTTCCCCGTTCTCATCGACCAGGCAGTTGACGACGAGTCGAGCTCGCATGTTGGTAAGGTCTTGGGTCACACCCAGGGACGCCTCGAACTCGTCACGCTCTGCAGCTGACAGACCTCGAAGACGAACTGAGCCACCCCACTCAGGAACATCGACCTCAACAAAGTTAAAGTCGGTGGCCCCTAGAATTTGGTCACGGTTAAGAATCATGGTTTCTCCTCCTGGCGAAAAAAAACGAGACACCCCCGAAGGGATGCCTCGCTATCGTTAGCTACCGAGCGTGCCGTCGGTATCAAACGTCACTGCACCGTCAATGTTGATGCTGACGTTAACCGTCACAACATCTTCCAGAGGCTGCGAAATGCTGTAGCTCTGGACGAAGCCTGCGAATTCGCAAGCTGCAACATTGCCGCTGGCGTCTGTCCAAACGATCACAAAGTAGACCTTCGCGCCGCTCGAATAGGACGACTGCATCAGTGCGTGGGTTGCTTGAGTGGAAGAGTCAGGAACCCAGTTGAGAGCGATATCAATCGTCCCACTGTCTTTCTGACCCACTAGTTTGCTTTTGTACGCCGAGCCGTATTTGCTGACCTCGATGATGTTCGCAGAGAGCTCCATGTCTCCTACGTTTTGAACCTCACCGACGAGGTCACCAGCGGCAAGCGTAGCCAGGGTGTGGCTGCTGCTCTTGGCGTACAGCTTCGTTTCTTGCCCGGTAAAGGGCGCCGAAATAGCTGCCATGTTGTTAGCTCTCCTTGACGAGTAAGACTAAATCTAAGGTTGATGAGTAAAGCTGAAGGGTTTCTTCAAAATCATTGACGATGTTGTAGATGCGACAGCCTTGAATAAGGTCGCCACTCTGTTCAGCGGTAAGTCCATTGAAAAGCGCGACGAGTGCTTGAGTGATCTCACGCATCTCGCTGTACTTTTCAGCGAACACAGTCAGGTCGACTTGGTAGCGTCTCAGAGCCGAAACACCCCCGGCAGTAAGGCTCTCGATGCCATCCATCACCCGATAGACAATGGCTGGCTTCGTTACCTCCTGGGGAAGACGTTGAGGGTACACCGCGTTGGAAGCGATGAGAGACGTGACCGAGCTTTCGGCCAGGATCAAAGAGCGGAGGGATTGGTCGATCATCGCACGTCCTCCGCATATATAACGACGGCTGTGCGTTTTCCAGTTGGGTCTGCACTCGACAGAACCTCTAGGCGTCGACCCGCCACGTCGATTTGGGCTCCTGGGTTGAGTAGCTCGAGGTCTTCGCTGTAGCGGAACTGCAGCTCGAACTCGATACGGCTCATCAACTGACCATTTTCTGCACGCTCCCGAAAGGTGCGTTGTTTGATGCTGCACTTGTGGGTAACAGCCTCAGCAGTCATGGTGTGATCGAGAGCCCCGTAAGCATCGGGAGTCGATGAACGCTGGTAAATTGTTGCTGTGTGTCTGAGCGATCCAGCTCGCATAAGCCCTCCTTACGCTACGCGTAATTTGTAGGGCGTGAGCAGATCGTCAGCAGCTTTAGGGGCTTTCACAAGCGCCAAACCAGCATTATCGATGACCCCGTCCTCACGGTACTCATAGACTGATCCGACCAACAGGAGGATGGCTTGCTTAACAGAAGCAGGCACATCTACTGAACCATCGAGAGCGTAAGTCACAGCAATATGCTTGGGCTCGTTAGCGACATCGGTCGGCCATACCTGGCCCATTGCTGGGAAAAGGTAGGCTCTATCTGAAGCACCCACTAAACGGTAGGCACTACCCGACAGCGTTTGCTGTGAGTAGTCCCCATCGTAATAGGTGACAGAGGTGATGCTGCTGATGTTGCCTCCCGGCAAGTAGAGCCCAAGCTTGCTGCGCTCAGCTCCAGCGGGAAACGCATCGAAGTAAACCGTCTTCGATCCTGTAGTCCAGGACCGATTGGTGAACGACTCCGCGTATTCCGTAGCGACAGAAATCATACGCGTGATCTCTGCCTGCTCATCGCTGTCAATGGTGCTAGGCAGACGCAGGTGAATCCGCGCTTCTGCAAGTGTCACTGGGTCTGCCATAGCGTTCTCCTTCAGTCAGTTACTTAGGCGTGAGACACACCCACAACCTTCACGGCCTGCGCGTCAAGGACCATGGAGCCAACACGCTTCCGGGTGTAGAACATCACGGACCCGGGGTTGGTGTAGGGGTCACGGAGCATGCTCACATCGACCCGATCCACGATCTGGAAGGCACGGCTGAAGTCACCGAACATGATCGGAGCAGAAGCTGCTGCCTCGTCGATGTCATCCATGTCTTCGTTGATCACGATGCGGTAGCCGAACAGACGGTCTGCCATTGCAGACGTGAGGTCACGCTGCAGGAAGTACTCGCCATTGCCGTCGGTCAGGTTGACCAGCGCGTGGTGCGTAGCACGGTTCATCATCCACACAGCACCAGGCAGGTAGCCGGTACGCACAGACTTCACAACGGTGCGAAGGAACTCGATGATCCCTGCATCGGTGGAACCGAGAGCGTTGTTCACGCCAGTGTTAAGCACCTGGAAGGTACCGTTGGCGTCAGACGCAGCACCATCAGCGGTCAGCGTGAGGCCGTTGAGGATACCCACAGGCTTGTTGGTGCCGTTGCCAGACAGGAAGGCCACGCCTTCTGCTTCAGCAAACTGACGAGCCACTTCGCCCAGGAGCCAGTCCTCGACATTGAAGAAGCCATCTTCGATCAGGTGCTGGTACACGCGGGGACGTGCATACACTTCACCAAAGGTAGCCGTGCGCTGAGCGAGCTCAGGGCTGTTGGTTTGCGAACGAGCGTCCGTCTCACCCACCCAACCAGAAGCTGCGTCACCGATGGACACCAGCTGCTTAACGTCGGTGGTAGCGGCAGAAGCCACGGAGCAGACCTGACGCAGCGGGCTGATTTCGTGCTCGATGCGAATGATCTCCTGACGGAGCTCCTCGGGGAGAGCATACCCACCCTGGGCGTCGGTGCTGATCTGGAGATCAGTGCCCTTGGTGCGGAGACCCTCAGCGCCTTCCTTAATGAAGGTCTTGAACAGGGATTTGTGTTCCATTTCTTTTTCATCTCCGAGAGATTTGATGAATGCGGGAGCAGCCTGCTTAGCTTTGACCTCCTCGAGGTCAGCTTTGATAGCTGCAAGTTCTTCAGAAGCCTTGGTGGCTTCAGCTTTGAGGGACTCGTTTTCGGCGGTCACGGCTTCGTTCTTGGCGACAACCTCATCGATGGTCTTTTCAACGACCTCGAGGCTCACCTCCTCAGCCGCAGCAACCTCGGTCTCCTCGACAGATTTGATTTCTTCCGTCATAGCAGTTTCCTGTTACTTGGTTTTGGATTTGATGCTGTTGAGTTTGTCCAGCATCGCCTTGAGTCGTTGACTGTTGTCAGCCTGAAGAGCGTCACGCTCCTCGAAGTCCTCCTCGATCAACTCCTCGTCAACCTCGAGGGCTTTGAAGCCTTCAGCCAGCAAGGCTTTGGCTTCTCGACGAGACAGTCCTGCATCACGCAAGACAAGCTCGAGCTCTCGAATGTTGAGTTCCCCGTCAGCGTCCTTCACTGCAGAAACCAGTGCCGAAGCGTTAGCGGGGATGGTCACTAAAGAGACTTCATGCAGGTCGATCTCTTTTAGGTGATTAGTTTTGGTCTTCGAGTTGTACTCCTCGTCCCGAACTCGATAACCAATCGACATGCTGTTGATGGCGCCATCCTTCAGAAGCGCGTAGGCCTCATCAGCATCGCGAACACCAGCAGTCAGAGTGCCGGTCACACGCAAGCCCTTGCCGTCCTCGACCATTGAGGTCCACTTACCAATGGGACGCTTCAGGTCATGGTGCAGCAGCATGGCTGGCATGGTTTTGGAATCACGGTGACGGTCGAGGCTCTTTGCGAAAGCACCAGCTTCGACAACATCACCTACGCGGTCGATGTTTCCGAACGTGCTCGCATAACCCTCGAACTTACGTTCCTCATCGTCCTGGTAGAGCTTGATGTCTTCCAGGTGAAATACCTTTTTCATAGGAACCTCGTTGGACTTTTCTAGTTCACGTTGTTTGCGCTTGGCCCAGGCATAGCCTGAGTCCGAGCCCCAAAGCAGCCAGGCGATCTTCCCAGCACTTGGGTAGCCTGGCTCTCCAGCTCGAAAGCCTTCTGCGCGTTTGTCGACCTCATGTCGGGCGAAGAAGGACACCATGCGATTGACGGTTCTCGGACTGAGCTCTTTGCGGTTCGCAATGTCTCGAGCTCGAGCAACACCAACAGCTGTCCCGCCACGGTTATATTCGCGACGGAGCTCAAGGCCTCGCCGTGCGGCTTTCGCCATGGCTTCAGTTGGGACTAGGCTCACCATCAGGCTGGTCCTCTTGTTGGTTGTTGTTTCCGAAAGTCAGGTTGTTGCTGTCGGAGACGTACTCGTCGCCACCTTCTCGAGGGTTCATATCGAGACGAGCTCGAACCTCATTGGGCGACATCACGCCGATCTCGAGCAGCTTGGTGTAGGCCTCGACTTCACCTCTGAAGTCGCCTCGGATGAGCTCCGACACGTCAAAGCGAAACTCTCGAGTGCTGTCACCGAGCAGCTGGAAGTTCATTCGAGACTCGAACGCCTTGAGATAAGGCGAGATAGCCGACTTGTAGAAGTCCAGGCCTTGCGCCTCGATGTTCGAGAACGTGGCTCGAGACAGATCAGCGATCATGTGTGGCGGGACGCGGAATATTCCACAAATCTCCTCACGCGACAGCTTCCTGGTCTCTATTAGCTGCACGTCTCCGGGACTCATTGAGATTGGCTGGAACTTCACCCCTGCTTCGAGAAGGGCAACGCGGTTGGCGTTACGCGTCCCGCCGTGAGCGGACTCCCAGCTTTCTTTCAGGTTCTTGTACGCGTCATCGCTGAGCGTACCGTCGACCTGGAGAACGCCTCGAGGAGTAGACCCATTGGCGAAGACATTATTCGCATGGTCGCGCTGTTCGATGGCGCCACCCAGCAAATGTCCTTGATACGAAATGGGGGAAATCCCTCGAATACCATCGAGAGTGAGTCCCTTGAAGTGAAGCACCTCGTCAGGCTGGAGCATCATCGTGCGCTCGCGGCCTTTCTCACCAATCGTGACTTGATAGGTGATTCGATTCTGAGCCTGGATGTCA